CATTAGAGACTTGTCAAATGTTGGCAGTGGTTTACTCTAAATGGTATTATGATTGGGGTAATGATTTATTACCCAAAAAAGATGGAACTCCATACAGTACAGAGAAAGGTGCCTTTCGGGGACACCCTTGTACTATCTGGGCAGCACAAAGTATTGCTAATACTGCTTGGTTAATTCAACATGGTTTTGGATTACTTGAAGAGTATACTCATAGGTATGGTAAAATACATTCTTGCCAAACTGCTATGAATGCAGCAGAGAAAGTATTTGAAGAAAAAACAGGGAGAACATTATTATGCCACAAAGAGGCAACACCGTTCGCATTTGCAGGACCAGATGTATTTAAATATGACACAAGCATTGACACTTTTACTGCTTACAAGAATTACATTAGCAGCAAACCTTGGGCTTCATCTAATTATCTTCGTGACCCATCCAAGAAACCGAATTGGTTATGACTAGATTATGGAGAATATGGAAGTATGCACTCGGATCATTCTCAGACGAAAGAACAAAAAAGTACGATAATCACGTTGTTCTGGTACGGACTTTTATATTTGTTACCTACTTTATTACTAATTGCTTTATTATTAGCGGAGTAATCCGACACTGGTATGACTAACTTAATTGAAAAAAGCGATCCACGTTACTTCTCAGAAACAAGTAGCAAACCTTATGATCGTCATCATTACAAAATAGTTTCTGCAACTAAAACTTTTGTTGTAGAATCTTGGGAAGAGGCACAAGAATGGTGGTGGAATAATTGTCACTCACCAACAATTAAAGGTGCAGTTATCCATGTTATTGATAAACCAAAGAAAAAATCTAAAGGATTTTAAATGAATATAAAAATCTGTCCAAAGTGTAATGCAAAATGGATAGGTGATCAGTTTTTCTGGTCTACAGGTAAAATGGGATGTCCTCATGATTTAGCAGGATTAGTTTGTAATGAAGCGGATCATGATGAATGTATAAACCCATGTAAAGGATCTACAAGTGGACAGACATGGGAACAACGTCGTTACTATCTTGATAGACTTAATGATTTGGGTTCTGAGAAAGATGATGATACTTAAATGTAAAGATTGATTGCACAAATAACCTATTTTGGTTACAATGTAATCATACATAGTAAATATAGAAAATTATGGAGATTTTAAGAATGATGTTATTTGCATCGCACCCATCTGTTTACACGTTACCAGGTACATGGGAAGCACAACCAATGGTTTCAACTGATGTTCTTTACAGTACAACAGTTGGCATGGCATCATTTGGTATAATCACAATTGCAGCAACAGTAATATCAATGTTAGCATTAAAAGGAAAAAGAAAAAGAATTTGACTTATTGATCTTTTTATTATATTATGTGTAAATGAGTGATTTTATATGGGTCGAAAAATATCGACCACAAACAATTGAAGACTGCATTCTTCCAGACAGTATAAAGAAAACATTTCAGGATTTCCTAAATACAGGAGAAATACCTAATATGTTACTAGCTGGACCTCCAGGTGTAGGTAAGACTACGGTAGCAAAAGCACTATGCAACGAACTGGGAGCAGATTTCTATGTCATCAATGGATCCGATGAAGGAAGATTCCTCGACACGGTACGAAATAACGCAAAAAACTTTGCATCTACTGTATCGTTGTCTTCGGAGGCGAAGCACAAGGTCATCATCATTGATGAAGCAGATAACACAGGGAACGATGTACAGCTCTTACTTAGAGCGTTTATTGAAGAGTTCGCAGGGAATTGCAGATTCATCTTTACGTGCAACTACAAGAATAAAATACTCGAACCACTCCACTCAAGGTGTGCTGTGGTTGAGTTCAACATTAAGGGCAAAGAGAAGCAAGAAATAGCAGCAAAGTTTTTTCAAAGATTACTTTATATTTTAGATAAAGAAAAGGTAGAAGCAGATAAGAAGGTTTTAGTAGAATTAATAAACAAACATTTTCCAGATTGGAGAAGGGTTCTTAATGAATGTCAAAGGTATTCAGTTAGTGGAAAGATAGATACTGGTATATTAGCTGCTTTCTCAGACGTTGCTGTAAATGATCTCCTTAAAAATCTCAAAGAAAAAAACTTTTCGGAAGTTCGTAAGTGGGTTGTTTCCAACATGGATAATGAAACTTCTATGTTATTGCGTCGCATTTACGATAGCTTATATGGTGCCTTGGTCAGTAGCAGTATACCTGCTGCTGTCCTTATTATTGCAAAATATCAGTACCAAATTGCGTTCGTCGCAGATCAAGAAATTAATCTTCTGGCAGCGTTAACTGAAATCATGGTTGAGTGTGAATTTAAGTGATTCAAGTTTTAGAAAATCCCAAAACAGAAAACTATGAAAAATTTAAAAAGTTTGTTCTCTCAAATGAGTTTCCGTGGAGACATAATGTATCAACAAATATGCCTTTCTATAGTCATGTATTTTTACAGAGACCAGAACTGAACGGATATTCAGAATCTCATTCCAAATGGACTAATCAAAATCTTATTGTTATGAGTGAACTTGTGGATTATAATGGTCTGTATAAAGATCTTCCATATTTTTTCTTGAGATCAAATGCAAATGCTACCCATCCTGATGCAGGGCATCAATACTCAGATCCACATATAGATCATCCACATACACCCCATTCTAATTTAATTGTTTATCTAACTAATACTGATGGAGAAACAATTGTGGAGAATAAGAAACATTCTCCAAAAGAAGATGATGTAATTCTTTTTACAGGAAAACATTATATGAAAAGACCAAGCAAAGGTCGAAGAGTAATTTTAATTTCTACACTATTTGGAGAATACTAATGAACGTAAAACTAATCCGTATGTGGTCTGGCGAAGATGTAATCGCCAATCTTGTTAAAGAGGATTCTGAATCAATATCAATCACAGATCCAATTGTGGCAGTTCCTTCACAACAAGAAGGACAAATAGGATTTGCCCCTTGGTCTCCTTTACTTGAAAAGGATGAACTTGAAGTTGTTAAAAGGTATGTTGTATACATTGCAAATCCTCAAGAAGAGATTATCGAACAATATAACTTGATGTATGGTAAGATACAAAAACCTAGTAAAAAATTAATTCTGTAAATGGATCTTCAAAACAAAATCGATAGTGCTAAGACTAGGATTCTAGAATTAGAATCCCTCATAGAATATTGGGAAAAAGCGAAGAGTAGACAAGAAGAGAAAAATAAGGTAGAATAGAATATACAGAATAGTATACAAATGACTGTATCAAAAACAAAAGTAAAAGCACAAGTTAAATCAAGGTGGTATTACTATTTCTGGGGAACCGCAACCATTGCAGTTGTAACAGGACAAGTTTATGTTGGAAATGGTTTCCGTAGAATGGCAGAATCATTCGATGAATCGTTAAAAACTCCTCTACTGATTACTATACCTCAGTTAGAAGATTCTCCTTCATACGAATCTCCTAGAAATAGCGGAGGTTATCCTGTAATTCCAGATCGTAAAATATTAGGACAAATGGAGATTGAAGGATAAGCACTATGAAGATTGATACTCAAGGAATGTCATTTGGAACTGAAAAGAGTGGTGGTAAATCATTACAAGAACAACGTGATGCCATCCCACCTATGGTGGTTAATAAAATGAATCTTATATCGGACGCACTTAAAATAGAATTAAAACAACTCATCAATGAAGTCCTTGATGAAAGAAAATATATTATAATGCAAGAAGAACCTAAACCTGTTGGAGAGGAACAATAATATGCATCTTAATTTAGATCCTGATTTTACCTTTGGTATATCAATTGCAGTCATTACTGTTTTGTTAACAGCATATGGTGTATATAAAGGATTCTTTGCTAATGAAAATTTAACAGATCCTTGGGACGATCATGACGACTAAATCACACAAAACTCCACTTCGTTATCCTGGTGGCAAGTCTCGTGCTTGCACTAAGATGGATCAATACTTTCCAGATCTTAGAAATTATACAGAGTTTAGAGAACCTTTTTTAGGTGGCGGTAGTGTAGCAATTCATATTGCAAAAAAGTATCCTCATCTTAAAATTACAGTAAATGATTTATATGAACCATTATATAATTTTTGGATTCAATTACAAACATTTGGAGATGAATTAACAGACACTATAAAAGATTTTAAATCATCTTATCCAGAACCAGATTCAGCAAGAGAATTATTCGTTGAATCTAAAGAGTTGGTAAACGATAAAAGTATTAATAGTTTAGAACGTGCTGCTAGATTTTATGTTGTTAATAAGTGCTCTTTTAGTGGACTAACAGAAAGTTCTTCATTTTCCCAACAGGCATCTGTTTCTAATTTTTCATTGAGAGGTATTGAAAAGTTACCTGGTTATTCTGAAATAATATCTGGTTGGAATATAAATCAATATTCATATGAATATCTACTAAAGAATGATTTACATGATGGTATCTTTATATACTTAGATCCTCCATATGATATAAAAGATAATTTGTATGGTAAGAAAGGGGAAATGCATAAACGATTTGATCATGATCTATTCGCAAAAGATTGTCAAGATTCTAATATTGATATGATGATTAGTTATAATGCTAGTCAATTAGTTAAGGATCGTTTTGTTGACTCTAAATGGAATGCAGCTGAATTTGATATGACTTATACTATGAGATCTGTTGGAGAATATATGAGAGAACAAAAACAAAGAAAGGAGTTATTGTTAGTAAACTATAAAACAAATCAACCAAAACTGGAATTTAGTTTTGATGGGTGTTATAATTATGATAAATTAAAGAAAGAAGGTTACATTAACCAATAAAATAATTTCTATGTCAGAGTTTATTCAACGTCATATAGGACCCTCAGAAGAGGAGCAATTTAAAATGTTATCTGATTTGGGACTTAGTTCCATTGATGAACTTGTAAGACAAGTAGTTCCAGATTCTATCCTATTAAGAGGAGATAATAAATTACCTGATGGATGTAGTGAACACGAAGCACTAACAGAATTAAAAGAAGTTGCAGAAAGAAATGAAGTTAAAAGATCACTGATTGGGCAAGGATATTATGGAACAATAGTTCCACCTGTTATTCAACGCAATGTTCTAGAAAATCCTGCATGGTATACTTCTTACACTCCATATCAAGCAGAGATATCTCAAGGTAGATTAGAAGCATTATTTAATTTTCAAACATTAATCACAGAACTTACAGGATTACCTGTAGCAAATGCATCACTGTTAGATGAAGGAACTGCAGCTGCAGAAGCAATGATACTTGCTCATAGTGCTAGTAGTAAGAAAACTGATTTTGTAGTTGATGATAAAATATTTCCACAGACATTAAAAGTATTAGAAACGAGAGCAAAACCATTAGGTATTAATATAATTAAACTTGATTTGGATGATTCAATACCAATGGCATTCTTTGTTGATGCATTTGGGTTATTAGTTCAATTTCCAAATAATCATGGTAAGTTGAGACATCCTGATGGATTATTAAAATTAGCAGAAGTTTATAAATGTATGAAGATTGCTATCGTAGATCCCTTGTGTCAGGTTTTAATGAAACCTGTAGCAGATATAGGTTTTGATATCGCAGTCGGCAGTATGCAACGATTTGGAGTGCCTATGGGGTATGGAGGACCTCATGCAGCATTCTTTGCAACCACTGAGAAATATAAACGAAAGATTCCTGGACGTATTGTAGGGCAGTCTCTAGATTCCCAAGGTAATAAAGCACTACGGCTAGCATTGCAAACAAGGGAACAACACATAAGACGAGACAAAGCAACATCCAATATATGCACTGCTCAAGCACTCCTCGCAAATATGGCAGGTTTTTACGCTGCTTACCAC